TTCGCCACACCACGCCGAAGATCACCCTCGAGTCCTACGCCCAGGTGGTCTCGGACGACCAGAAGAAGGCTCATCAGAAGGTCGTCCAGATGGTCGTACCGAAGCAGTTGTCGGCGAGGTTGAAGGCAAGAAAAGCCGCCGGCAACAACTAGGCGACGTGCTTTTCTCGTGTCTGGGTGTCTGGGGGTGCCTGAAACTCACTACTCAGATTCGGCGTAAGTCATTTAGAATCATGGTGAGCGCGCTGGGACTCGAATGCGGGGCGCTTGTGATTTCTCAATACTTTACATGACGCGAGAGGCAGTCTCTTGCTTCGGGAAATCGCGAGTTGACGCGCAATCGGACCCTTAATGGACCCTCGGTAAAATTCCTCAACGGCTCGCTTCGGCGGGCCTTTTCATTGCGCGGAAGCATCGGGAGCAGAAGCAGCCGCGCCGCAAAGGAGAACAACTCAAATGGAGATGATTAACCAAGCACCCACCGGGCTGGAAGAGCCTAAGCCGTTCGCTATTGAAGACCAGCCTTGTGATGACTTCAATGCCCTGGTTCGCAAATGGACGGGGTGGGTCACGAGGAGGGTGAATCAGCTACGTATCAAGAACGAGGGTGAGTCTGGCCTGTAGATTGACATTCCCGTTGGCACGTTGCGCGGTGGAGCCGCGGGGATGATCTCATGACGCCAGCGCCGAACCCCGTGACGCGGGGCCTTGTTCTGGCGCCGTGAGATTGCGGGAGGCCGTTGTTGTCGGCGGCAACGGTCTCCAGGTCTTCACAAACCGGATCGAACGCGAGGCATTCGCCCGAGGGAACTGACACAAAATGAGACTGAAATCCAAGATTCGAGAGAAGGCAGCACGCATGCTGGCCGAGGATCGTTATCCGGACGAGAGGATTGCCGAATTGTGCGAAGTGTCCCGTGCGACACTGGCCCGCTGGAAGGCTGACGGAGGCTTCTCTGCGCGAGTCGATGAGATCACCGCGCTCTACTCTGACCGTGCGCTGAAGTTTGGCCTGGCGCGGCGCGAGCGCAGGCTACAGGTTTTGAGTGACGTACATGAGCGAGTCTTGACGCTGATCGATGCGCGCGCGTCCGACGCGAACATGGTCTCTGTCCCTGGCGGCACCACGGGCTTGCTAGTCCGGGATGCGAAGTCTGTAGGTAGTGGAAAAGTCTGCCGGGTTATCAATGTGTACACCGTCGACATACCTCTCCTTCGTGAACTGCGCGCCATCGAAGAGCAGATCGCTAAGGAACTTGGTCAGTGGACGGAGAAACGGGAGTTGACGGGCGCAAATGGCGACCCGCTGATTCCGGCGCCGATGGATCTCTCGAAGCTGTCACTTGAGGAACTGAAACAGTTGCGCAATCTGGCGGCGAAGGCGGCGCCAGATGAAGTCTAAGGAGAAGACAAATGCTTACCTACTCGGTTGACCCGTCGAAAGCAACGGATGCGATTCAGCAGAAGCTGTCACGCGTCACACTGGCCATACGCGACGCCATAAACTCGGCAAATCTCGAACTACAGGCCTACATCGTAAACAACAAATTACATGGCGATCCCTTACAGGAAAGGCACTTGGGGAGAGGCCTTGCGGGAAGCATTCGCATGATTCCCGCTGTGATGGATGGCACTACCGTCACCGGCGAAGTACAGGGCGGCGGCGGGCTGGAGTTTTACGGCAAGTACCACGAGTACGGCGGAACTTTCGATGTGCCTGGCGGGCGCCGTGTTGCGCTTGGCTCAAGACTGGACCGAAAGAAGCTGATGGGTAATTCGGCCCGGTTTGGCTACGACGCGGTTACGCATACGCAGAGCCGGCCTTACACGATCACCTTTCCCGAGCGCAGCTTCATGCGTTCTTCCGCCCAAGAAAACCGCGACCAGATGTACGGACGCCTCCGCGCTGCCCTGATGGGAGTGTTTACCGAATAAGCGCATCGGCGTGTGCAAGTGCGGCGCTCCATTGACCTTCACTATCCTGAGCGGAGATGAGTGATCAAATGAGGAACTGTAATAAACGCGGGGCCGGGGACGGCCCTTTTTCCTTTCCGGGAGACCCACGCATGACTACTAAAACAGTAAAGCTCTCAAATGATCTCGAATTCACCCTCGCCGCGCTGACTGCGGCAGAAGTGCTTCAGGTCAACGCGAAGATCAAGGAAGCCGCCGACGATGTGAGCAAGCAGACCACTGCGTCTGCGTTCGGCGTCGTGATGTCCATCAACAAAGCGGGCGGCGGCGGCACGATGAGCGTGGACGATCTGCTTGGAAGGGTCACTATGGGCGGACTGATGGATCTCGTCAACGTCTTGGGCGAGATGAATAACCTGACGACACAAAAGGTAGTCATGCCCGCCGCACACTGGGTCCACTGATCGCTCGCAATTCCCAAGCTAGCGCAGGAGAATCTGGCCGCGCTACTACCAACAGTTTCGATAGCTCGCCGGATCTAATCAACGACCGGCCCAAGGGACAAAACCAATGTCAACTTCTGCTGATGCGATTCTTTCAGTCCGGACTCAGTACGACGGTTCCAGCCTCAACGCTGGGATGAAAGAGTCCTCTGTGACGGTGCAAACCAGCTCGTCGCAGATGTCAGACGCACTTAGGGGTGTCGTTTCTTCTAACAACGCTCTCGCGGACTCGATCAACAAAGTCGTTTCCATTCGCGCAGCCGAGCGTACCGGCTCAGAGGCGTCGCGCGCGGCGGCGCGAGAGGAAGCGGCGGCAAAGCGGGAACTGGCTGCGCAGACGCGTGAGGCTACTCACGCGGCGCACCTGTTCGGCATGGAGACGGGCGTCGAGATTCCGCGCGCACTGCGCGGCACATTGGCGCAGAGTGCTGTGCTTGGGCCAGCCCTCGCCGGAATGTTCCCGCTGCTGGCCGCTGTCGGATTCGTTAACATTATCGCCAAAGCCGCCAAAGAAGCTTATGAGTGGGGAGAGAAAGGTCGGGAAGCTGCCGAGAAGATCAGTGAAGGATTCGGCGACCTCAGTCGCAAGTCATCTGAGGAGAACGATGCGATCGCGCTGACCAACTCGAAACTACAGGACCAGATCGACAAGCTCGAAAAGAAGCCAAACAATGGCCTGCGCACCGCCATTCTTGAGGCTGTGGTAGCGACTGACAAATTAGCGGATCACATGCGCGCTGCGTTCAAAGAGGCAGACAAGCTTCTGAAAGAGCAGGAGGTCAGCGCAATAAAGGGTGCGGTCCTGAATATCGCTCCCACGAGTCCGGCCGCAAAACTGAACAAAGAAATAGAAGGCAAACATGCCATCGCCGAGGGCCAGAGGACATGGGCAATGTCCGAAGCCTCAACCTTGACTGGACAAGCCCAGCAGGATGCCATCGCAACCGCAAACAGGGCGTTCAATGAGGCTCAGGTCAAGATTCTCCGCGAAGGTATGGAACGTGCCAAAGCTCTTGGCGACCAGGCCGAGCAGAGCCAGCGCGATGGCGAAAATAGAATCGGACAAAGATACCTGAACACGCACGGCTCAAATCCCAGCGCTGGAACAACTGACTATGGAGCATTGCGCGAGTCGGCGCGGGGATTGCAAGGCCTATACGGCTCCGAGATGCTGAATTATCAGGGAACGCAGGAGGAAGGTTCGAAATCTTCCAAAGTGAAGCTTCTGGAGCAGCAGAAGGAGTTGACTGCCGAGGGAAAGAGGACGGCAGAGCAAGTCAAGAAGCAGCGCGAGGAAGCTGAGAAGCTCAAGTACCTCCAGGATAAATTGCGCGAAGCTGGGCTCGGAAATATGGCGGATTCGCTCACCAAGATGCCCTCCGAGACGAACGCAAAAAGGCTTAACGATCTCCGCGAAGGGGTAGTCAGAGCCCATGTGGAGATGAACAAGGAGATTGAAAACAGTTCAAAGAAGGCGAACGAAGCCCAGATCAAGGCTCTGGAAAAAGAAAAGACGAAGCTGGAAGAGGCGGGAAAAGCCCTCGATGAGTATGGCAAGCTGCTCAACGAGAACGACATCATTAAGGCCAAGAACAAAGCTGCGCTGGATGAAGAGCGGGTCAAAACTGACCTAGCCACCGGGCGAACCACGGCCTTCGGCGCGGCAATGTCGATGGCTGGAATCCATGCCCGCGAGTACAAGAGCGAGTTGGATACGCTGAAACAGGAGATGATTGACATCGCCAATAATGGCGACCTGACCAAAGAGCAGAAGGATGCGAAGTCGCAGGGCGTTCAGAACAAGATTGACCAGACCCAAGGTAAGGCCAATGTCACCGGTATGCAGGACAATGCGAAGATTGCTCAAACGCTGGCCGCACCTTACCTGCAGGCAAACCAACTGATAACCTCATCCATGGCGACGGGGGTCAACACCTGGATTGAAGGACACAAAAGGTTTGGCGCGGCCATGAAGCAGAGCGCGCAGCAGATAGCTATGGGTTTCATCACAAGCTTCGAGAAGATCGGAGAGAAGTGGTTACAGCAGCACGTCATGATGCGTGCCGAGCAAGCGATTACACACGCGCTCGGAATGACGCAAACAGCGGCGTCTCTCGCAAACAAAACCACCGCCACAGCAGCGGAAACGACTACTACGGCAACTGCCGCCGCAACGCAGGCAGCGGCTACATCTATGGCCAATGTAGCGGCAGCGGCAAGTTATGCCGCCGTGGCAGCAGCCGCTGCACTGGCATCGACCGCTGCTATTCCTATCGTTGGCCCGTTACTTGCACCTGCTGCAGCATCGGCTATGTTGACAGTGGGGTTAGGATTTGCAGCAATGGCCGCATTTGAAGAGGGCGGCATCGCGGGCGACGGGATGCGGCTCGGAACGGCAGTTCCGATTGTGGCGCACGCCGGCGAACGAATCCTGACCACCTCCCAGACTCAGCAGTTCGACTCGATGGTGAACAACCGCTCATCGTCCTCTGCGATGCACTGGAACCAGACTAATAACTTCCAAGGTTCGAGCGATGATCAGTTCCGTAGCCAGCTGCTGAAGCATTCGAGTACGATCTTCCGGGCGGGGCAGAGGCATTTGCGCCAAATGGGAAAGGGCTGAACTTAACCTTGGGCTTCTGAAGGTAAATTCCAGCAGCAGGGTTGCCATCGCCGAATCGCCCGCAGCCCTGCTGTTTTCTCACTTGAGCTCTGCTTCTCCAGGGGTTATCCTTCAGGCCTCGGAGACTCTGATATGAAACGCATTGCTATGGCTATGCTGATGTGCTTACTGGTCACGTGTGGAATCTGCCTTGGACAACAGCAGCCCGCGCCAACGGACAATGGTGTGTATCTCCAGAACGGGACTGGCTGGGACAAACTCTACGTTGCAAGCATCTCCGGAGTAAAAGCCAGCGGCGCCGCAAAAGTCATGTTCTCGTACGGGATTGCCAGCGCCAGGTCAGTCATGCTCTTCCGAGATGCCACAGCTCCTATCAAGACGGCTTCGATGCGGCCAATCTTTCTCGTGATCGGAAGCAATGGAACAGCTCCGCGCGATATTGTTATCGTGCGCCTGCAACAGAAAAAGGACCATCGCGAGCTTTCGGTTGGGAAAGCGAACGCTTATACAGGCATGAAGATGGAGTATTCACCTGCCGACGTTACGGAAGTTGACGTGAAGGATTCAAAGGAAGGACGGCTTGTCACCCCGAGGGTCGACTTGACGCCGGGTGAATACATCATCTTTGCGGGCTCTCCGAGTCCGTTGCCGAATGGTTACGGGGGCTGCGATTTCAGTGTGGTTCCATCGAAATAGGAGCCAGCCATGTTGTGCGGCTGCGCAGCTGGGCAGATTCATAGGCGATCAGTACAACGGTGTGTTTGGGCTTACAAGCGATGCTCTGCGAGCGTTTAAAAGAAAATGTCTGGGCGTGTAGGTCGTAGCTCCACCTTCCATCTACATCGTCTCTTTAAACACTTCTTATTGGAACAGCGCCGCCTCACCTTTTGAGAGCGCAGATTCAACGACCTAGGAGTGTGTCGGGCATAGATTCGTGACGGAGCCTATAGCGTGAGGCGGGGGTTCTGTTTTAAGTTCGAGCCATGGGCCAGAGCTTCATTCCTGACACGGTCAACCAGACGCTGCTGTTTCCCCCATCGCTTCACGATTGGCTTCCCGAGGGCCACCTTGCCCGCTTTCTTTTGGATGTGGTCTCAGCGTTGGATTTGAGCGCGATCTACAAGTCGTATCAGGAGAAGGATGGCCGCGGGCAGGCGGCCTACGCGCCGGAGATGATGGTTCGCCTGCTGCTGTACGGTTATGCCTGGGGCGTTTACAGTTCGCGCAAGATTCAGACGCGCACCTTCGAGGACATAGCTTTCCGTTATCTCTCCGGCGACCAGCATCCCGACCACGCCACCATCGCCGAGTTTCGCAAGCGTCATCTGGAGGCGCTGGGTGACCTGTTCAAGCAGGCGTTGTTGTTGTGTGCCGAGGCCGGTCTGGTGAAGTTGGGCCATGTGTCCATCGACGGCACCAAGATCAAGGCCAACGCCAGCAAGCACAAGGCGATGAGTTACAAGCACATGAACGAGACCGAGGCGCGTCTGAAGCAGGCGATCGATGCGCTGCTGGCCACTGCGGAAAATACCGATGCCGAAGAGGATGCGCAGTACGGCAAGGATCGGCACGGTGACGAACTGCCCAATGAGTTACAGCGGCGTGAGAGCCGTTTGCAGAAGATCCGCGAGGCCAAGCAGGCCCTTGAGCAGGCAGCCAAAGGGCAGGCCGAACTTCATCGCGCAGAAGTTGCGCAGAAGCTGGCCGAGCGGGAAGAGGAAGAACAGCGCACGGGCAAGAAGAAACGTGGCCGCAAGCCGCAACTTCCCGATCCCGAACATGCCAAGCCGGACGATGCGGCACAGCTCAACTTCACCGATCCGGAGAGCCGGATCATGCCGGACGGCGCGAACAAGGGCAGCTTCGTGCAGGGCTACAACGCGCAGATCGCGGTCGATTCGGCATCGCAGGTGATCGTGGCCGCCGAGATTACGCAAGAGACGAACGACAAAAAGCAGTTATTGCCGATGATCGTGCAGATCGAGAACAATCTGAAACAAAAGCCGGACAAGGTCAGTGCCGACACCGGCTATTTCAGCGAGGCAAATGTAACTGATGCGTCGGTGAAGGATGTTGATCTATACATCGCGACGGGTCGTGACAAGCATGGAGAAATGGTGGAGATGAGCAGCGATCCACCGCCTGCCGATGTGTCGTCGAAAGAGGCGATGCGGGAAAAGCTACGAACCGAGGCCGGCCGCGCCGTGTACAAGATGCGCAAGGCCATCGTCGAGCCGGTCTTCGGACAGATCAAGGAGCAACGCGGTTTTCGCCGCTTCAGCTTGCGTGGCAAAGTGAATGTCAGCCGCGAATGGAAGCTGGTGTGCGCGGTCAGCAACCTGCTGAAGCTGTTCCGGGCCGGCGTAGTTCTGGAAATGGCATAAAAACGAACGAAAAAGGGACCCGTTGAACCGAAAACGGCACAGAAAGCAAGCTACAAGCTACCAACGGGATTACGGCCTGCGCGCCCATATCGAACTACAACCCTGCAAACCGCTGAATCGGCCTTGGCAATCGCTATGCCCGACACACTCCTAGAGAGGTCGCTTCTCTCGGGTTTTTGGAACAGCCGTCGCAGTGAATCCGCGCTTCAGTTCATCATTAGCTTGAGCACGTCAGCCGGCGGCAACTGGATCTCAGACATCACGAGGTGGGTTCCGGTCTGCCGATTGCAGACGGTCAACGTAGTGTCGGGTTTCGCGCTGATCCTGCAGGTTAGGCGGCTGAAGGTCAGGCAGATGAGACTGTTCGTCCCCGGCACCTCGACAGCAAAGCCAGCGCTACTGGCGTTGGCTATCTTCCCACCAAATGAGAACGAGAGAGAGTCCTGCGAAAGGAAACAATGGAGCAGCGTCCGCTGTGTTCGCCACAGGTCGAGTTGTACTTTAGCGCACTTCAATTCCGTTTCCCTAGTTCTGGGAACATAGATCGGAGCTATGCCGAACCGCCCACCGAATCTCTCCTCGACATGAATGGATTCGGACGTCGGAACGGCTTGAACATCGAGATTGGCCCAGCCAAATGGATGAATAGTCGCTGTCACTCCACCGAGCCCTGAGAACTCGAACATCGGCACGCCGTCATCCTCGTCTGTGATGTCGACGAGTACTCCTGGATGGCGAAGCCCGGAACTTGTATCCACGTAATGGACTCCAACATTGTCGTGGGCCCACCGGCGCAGCATGGAAATAGCCTTAAGTCTCCGGGCTTTGCTGATCGTACTGCGAACTTGCTTAGAGCCTTTCTTGTTAGCTCTCTTGGTAGCTGTCGTCATTCTGAGTTCCTGAAATCCTCTGCAGTCTAGCACCAATCGACATTGCGAGCGCTCTTCCCCGAAGGAGTTCAACGCATGCAAACCCTCTTTATCAGCAGCCCTTCCTCCGACCGCCTGTACTGCACGTTGATTCCGTAGTGCCTCGCCAGTTGCACGATCTGCTGCCCAATCTTCCGGCGATCCACGGAATTCCGTTCCTGCTCTACCAGGGGAACAGCCTTCACAAATCCATCGGCTTGTTTGCGTAGAGTCTGGATCAACTCGGCCCACCGGCTTGCCGCGCGCCGCGGGGTTTTCTCAAAGGCCACTGCCGCTGCGGTTCCCATCAATTCGCACCCTTTGCTTTTGCTATGCGTTTCAGGCGCTTGTCTTCCTCCTCCGCTTTTCTGAGCTCCTCCTGAAACCTGCGACCTGGTACCATGTGATTTCTCCGCATCGCTCTCCCCACTGTGCTTTTGACAAATTTTGTATAGTGCTCAAAAGCTTCCTCTGTCAAATCCATCGCGTTCATGACGGCCGCTCTAGGACTGCCCTGCAGAAAGCTCAGTTCAAATAACTGAGTCCCAAGTGGAGAAAGAGAAAGAGCTTCCTTACCCACGATTGCGACGTCGGCAAGATAGTCCACAGGGTTGAACTTCTTCCGCACGTGTACGCCTAACAGCTCTTCCACTGGCCACGCAGACCGCACGGCACCAGTCTTGGACTTGATCATTTGAAATTTGGCAAAGCACAGATCAAACCGATTACGCTGGGTTTCGGTACCTTCCCGCCCTTGCATCCGGTTCGCAATTTGGCGGCGTTGGAGCGCATCCCACTGATCTCTCGCGTCCATCGCTACGCTGTCCTCATTTGATGCCGGTGTATTCCAGTCCATTATTTTGTCGGCGTCCCTTCTTTTCTCCGATCTGCCTCAGCCTGGATGTCCTTTTCGAGTGCGGTGACCTGAGCCCTCAGCATATCGAGATCGTGTTGTGCCTCTCTCAGGTTGGTATGCTCGTCGATGACCATAACTTCCCCTTTCTTTTCTAATCATCGGGCACGTTGTCGAAGTGGTCCGGTTAGGGCGAAGAAGTATTTCCTCCCCCGATACGCCGCAATTGCGAATCCGGAGCATAAACACTTTTGCTTACTTTTCGCTTGACTATATAAACAATAATGCTTATATTTGTACTCATGAAGAGCAGCAAGTTCAAGCGGTGGCTGGCACAGCAAGGAGCGACCTTCAAGGCCGGAAAAGGTTCCCACCTGAGGATTGAACTGAACGGCAAACAGTCTGTGCTGCCCATGCACGCGAAGGAACTCAAGAAGGGCTTGGTTGAAGGCATCAAAAAGCAACTGGGGTTGAAATAGGAGGAGTTATGTTGCGTTATCCCGTAAAACTTGAAGCTGCCGAGGAAGGTGGGTTCGTGGTCACCTTCCCAGACATTCCGGAAGCCATCACCCAGGGGGAAGACAAGGACGACGCGCTACTCCACGCATCCGACGCGCTGGAAAGCGCGCTGGATTTCTACCTGGAAGATGGGCGTCCGGTTCCACTACCCTCTAAGCCGAAGCACAATCAACCCGTGGTGGAACTTCCAACCAGCGTGGCGGCCAAGGTCCTGCTACTCAACGAAATGACGGCGCAGAAGGTGCGCCCGGCCGAGCTGGCGCGGAGACTGCAGATCACTCCGCAAGAGGTGAACCGGCTCATAAACATCCATCACACGTCCAAGATCGATGGAATCTCCGGAGCAATGCGCGCACTGGGCAAGACGCTCGAGGTTCGAGCGGTATAGAAAAGAGCCAGGGGCAGCGTACGTCCGTTCGCGCCACATGCCCACGGCCTCGACTGAACGCACACGCTGCTGCCACATCCCAAACCGGCCCACGAAAAGGGACGAAGCCGAGTGACAGGAAAACAGCTCACGTCGGCAGCAGTCACCGCCGACAACGTGACGCTGCTACGCCTGAACCACTCCAAAGTCCTGACCAACTCGCACATCGCCGAACGGAAGCGAAAGGCCGCAGCAAACCCTTCCAGCAGACCCCACCGAAAATAGCCAAACGACCGGGGCCGAGCTCGCCAGAGCGAGGCCCTTCCTCCACCTCGGAACGCTCCGACCAAAAGCAAAATCCGCTGACTGGAATACCAACCTTCACAGGGATTAGTCACGGCGTAAGTTGCTGATATGCGATGGTTTGCGGGGAGTCTATTTCAGCCCATTCCAGCCGTATTCCATGGGTATTCCATCGATGTGTTTTGGGTGGTTTAGGGCATCGCGGCGAGAACTTCAGCCAGGTGCGATAGAAGCACCACCGGACCCTTCCAGAAGAACAAAGGGCAGTTGATTCCGTGGGTCAGGAGCGCATGCGCAGTGGTAAAAACGACGCATCCGGTCTTCATCTCGTCCATGATGGGCGGGATCATGCTTTGCAGTTCGCAGACGTAGAGCACGAAGGACACCGCCGTCTCCTGGCGGATCAGCTGCCCAATGTCGGAGTACCGGCTCGCGTCATATTTCCGCGTGCGCTCGTATTCGATGGCCACCCGAATCGGCTGCTTCTGCCATTTTGTCCGGGGCAGCCGGCAGACCGAGTCATAGTTCTTCTGGAAGGCGGTTTCATCCTCCAGATTTGCAGCAGCCACTTCAAGATCGGTCATCCACTGCTGAGCGCCTAGCTCTGTTTCCCACCGTCCACGAATCTCCCCCAGCATCAGGGCGTGGGGAATCTGATCGCGCATGGAGAGCGCGTCGGAGTTCACCGTCAGGCTCGCCAGGCGGTTTCCTTGGTCATGGAGAAACTGGAGTCCGCTCTTTGTGATTACATAGACGCTGAACTTCCCGGGATGCTCCTCCGCGACTTCGACAAGTCCGCTATTGATCAGCTTGCCTACCCGCGTGTAGAGCGGTGGCTTGGTTTTGGCAATACCAAGCCTCAAGGCCGCGTCACAGAGATGCGTGCTTTTCACGAATCTGCCGTTCCGGATGCGGATGAGCAGTTCGATGTCCTGCGCGTTCAGGGTGGGTTCGGCGACTTTCTTCTTGGCCATGTCTCTCCTGCCTATCCGAGGATCTTGCGCAGTTCCGCCGGCGTGTATGTGTTTCGGGGCTTCTCTGCCTCGCGCTTCCATGCCTCGCATTGCTTCCGGCATTCCTCGGCAAACAGTCTGGCCTTTGAGACTTCGGCGTCCTTGGCCCGCAGAGATGCCGTCGCCTTCTGATCGTGTTCATCCAAGGCGAGGGCATGCTTCCAGCGCGCTCTGCTCGTAAGCTCGAAATGCGCGAAGATCGCGAGTGCGAATAGCAGAGAGCCATATTTCAGGCCGATGATTTCCCAACGGTGCAGAGAGCCGCCACTGGTTTCCATCGGCGCCGTCACCGCGGCTAATGTAGTTCGCTTTCCGGAATGCTTGTGCGGGGCAGCAAATGCGCAAGTTGAGATGAAGATGACGAGCACGATTCCCAGCACCCACATCGAAAACATTTGATTGCGATTGATGGCTTTCATGCTCTCAATCTACGACGCTTTGAGTTACTCCGCCAGTTACTGCGGTCTCAGCCGCCGGTGGACGCGCAGGACCACGCTCTCTGGCACGCGGAGCACGGTGTAGCGCTTCTTCTTGAGGGTGCCGTCCTGTGTCTCCTTCAAGACGCCCGGCTCGTTGATGAACATGCGCTGACACTTCTTGTAGTCGATATTCCAGAGCTCAGCGATCTCGCCGATCTTGTAGTGGCGCTCGAATGCCACGTCATTGGGCCGTTCAGTCATCTTCTCACCTCTCTACTAGGCTCGCACTGACGGCCGAACGCGCCGGCGCTCGGCCTTGATCGTTTCCATGCTCTCAATTGCTGGCTGCCATCCTATCAATATCAATCTTTGGAAAGTGGCCGACTACGACACCAAGAACTTTCTCTTGGCACGGGTACTGCGCAAATTGGCCATTAAATGTACCTGCCCACCCTGCTCTCACGTGAACCAAATCCCCTGCCTTGGGCGTGCGGTGCGGATCGATGGTCAAAGTATCGCCCACCTTCAATTCTCTGCCCCCTAGTTTAGGAGCGGGCTTCCTCGCATAGAGAATTCCACCCTCTGGTCCTCGTTCGACTGAACCGTCCGGCTGGCGTATGGCTTCCAACTTAAAGACATCGGCGCAACAAACGGTCAACTGATATTCCGTAGAATGCCACACGACGACACCGAAGACTTTTTGCCGGCACGGGTACATCTGAAATCGATTGCCGAATGTGGCTCCGCCAACGTACACGAGGTCTCCCGATTTCGGGCACCTATGAGGATTAATGACCACGGTCTCCCCCTCATGGAGTTTCTCTCCCCACAGTTTCGGAGCAGGGCACCTCGCGTAGAGAATTCCTCCATTGGGCCCTTTCTTGAGCGAACCATTCGGCCCCTGCACGGGATCGCCTATAGTGATGTCATTCCGAGAAACGATTGTCGTGTAGGCCGCGGCTGATACGCGCGGCACCTTGCTCTCTTGGTTCTTCCGGCGTGGAATACCACTTGCAGTCATACTGCCTCCTTTGGAAGATTTGGGCACCTAGTGGTGTGCGCATGGCGTGGCGGCGGCGCACCATTACCGCCATCACCTTGCGGAACCGCCTAAGCGACTTCGGACGGAGCGCCGGAGCCCGCGACAGCCTGTAGCGGGTACTTCTGAGCCGCGCGCACGACCGTGCCAAGCCCAAGCCCCATCTTCTTCGCGACAGAGCGCCAGCCGAGCCCTGAGGCGCGCAGGCGATCAATCTCTGAGAGACTGACACTCACAGGTGGACGGCCCAGTTGCGTTCCCTTGGCGCGTGCATTCCGTAGTCCGGCCCGAACACGCTCTTGAATCAATGAGCGCTCGAACTCGGCCATGGCGCCGATGATCTGAAACATCAGCCGGCCAGAGGGCGTGGACAGGTCCAGGTTATCGCGCAAGCTGACGAACGACACGCCATATGCGGATAGATCGGCCAACGCGTTAACGAGGTGCTTCAGCGAGCGCCCGAAGCGATCGATCTTCCAGACCAGCACGGCGTCGAAGCTTCGGCGATGCGCATCGGCCATCAACCGGTTCAATTGCGGGCGAGACTCCATGCTTCCGGAGATGCCTTCATCGACGTACTCACCGGAGATTGTCCAGCCGCGGCGACTAGCATATTCGCGCAGTTCGCGGAGCTGCATTTCGGGATCCTGTCCGTTGTGCGTGCTGACGCGAGCGTAGAGGGCCACGAGCGAGATGTGTTGCTCTTGAGAAAGAGAAGCGCGATTACTGCTGTGATTGTTGGCCATATTGTCTCCCAAGCTTTTCAGTGAGTGCCGGTCCGGGGGCAACTCGTTTGAGAAAATCGCGAGCTATTGAATCGACAGAGTGCAGAAGACAGTAGGGCGGGGCGCTCGCCGATAGCAGGCGTTGGCCGTGTCTGTGTTCTGGGGAAACGCGGCACTTGAGCCGACAGATTCAGATTCGCTTTGCTTCGTCGGGAGACGATCACAGTCCCGTTCATATCGGGAGATCAGGTTTGGGATGTCAAAAAGTGGGAGATATTCGGGTACAGCGGATGTAGAGTATCGATAGGCCATTGCAAACCTCCAAGTTTGCTTGGTTAGCGTCGTGTGGGTGCTTCCAACACCTGCACGGCGCGTTTCTTTACATGACCTTTTTAGAACGATAGTTCCGGCCTGTCAATCGAAATATTGCACATTGTCCACTTATTTTCGTTGCGCCACCTTGCCGCGTGGTGCATTATTGGAAACATCATGACAGGTAAAGCTACAAACAGGCCGAAACGCTACCAAACGAAAGCCGTAAAGAAGGGTCTTGTCAGCCGCGCCATGAGCGAGCTCGCGAAGGTTGGCGCCAGGGCCCGCAATGAGGCGTTGTCGCCGGAGCGGAGACGAGAGATCGCAGTGAAGGCGTCCCAGGCGGCATCGGCGGCGCGCACGAAGAAAGCGGCCGAGCGGAAGCTCCAGGCAGAGTAGAAGGTGACCATGTCAGGAGTCGCACAATCTTGGGAGGTCCTCAAACAGAGATTCCTTGATCTTCGGGAACGGACTGGCGACGCAATGATTGCTAGTTTCATTGATTCTGTTTGGAGGCTAAACGGACCCGAGGCGAATCGGAACGAGTTCGAAACAATTGCGGCTCATGCTGCAGTGAAGTTGGGATGGCGCGGCGGATACGAGTGGCGTGAGTGGCTCGAAATTATGCGGCTACACTTCCCAGATGTATTCCATTCCCTAGAAGCGACCCGCCAAGACGAAGTTAATCAGGCCGTAGAGGTTATAGGAAACGGCTACATTCAGGACGTGTGTGAGGCCTCTGCTCGCGAATGCGAGAGGTTGCAAAGCGATGCTCTGCGGAGAGCACAACAGGATGCGGCAAACGATCCAAGAGCGGGGCGCTGTAGCAAAAGCGAGTTGAACGAAACGCCAATTGTGGGGCCGGAAGATCGGATGTCACTTGCAGAGCTGAGAGTGTGGGGAGGCAAGGCGGAAGCTTGGTGGAACTTACGCCCGCGGCAGTTTGTCGAGAACCCCAATACTTCATGGGCGGTCGAGAGTGATCTCTCTCTGGGCAAGTACAACCTTATGAACTTCTTACGCTCGGCGATGATGATTTGCCTGCGGATGGAAAACATCCGTAGGCGGCAGGAGACGAAACAGTCTGACCCGTTTCTCGACGAGAGGGAGTTGGGCTGGGTCTACAGTGAACGACACGACATTTCAGAGCACGTTGGATGGCTGAGGGAGGCGCTTAAGTGCCCCGAATTTGCCATTCCACCCGAAAGCTATTTCCGAACAATGCCGGAAGCGCTTTCTGGCAACCTGGCCCGCGGCGAACTGGCGGGTGATGAAGTCGCACGATCAGCGGCACCGGCACTGGCAGATCAGCGCGCAGCCGCGTCGTGCCCACGCTGCTCAGCCGTTTGCGTTACGCGACTATCTCCTAACCTGAACCTGAAGATGACTAGTCTGAGCGAGCCGGAATGGCGCTGTAGCCAGTGTGGCCATCAGTGGGTTGCAGCGCGCCCGGAGGAGATTCCTTTTGTGGATGGGCTATCCAGCGACAAGGCACAATGCGTTCTGGAAGATGTTCGAACAGAACAAAAGGACATGGAAGAACGATGGGACGGTGAGCAGCAGAAGAGTTGCAAGGAGGCCTACAAAGACATAAGCAAAGCCAGCGAGTCTGATCGGATCAAAGTGCTAGACATACACCAACTGAAATGGACTGATCAGCTACGCCTGCTGCAGCGCGAGTTCTTGATTGAACGCTTACTTCCGCTCGCGATACGGTACAGAGTTCCAGCCGGTAACCACGTTAAATGGCTGAACTGCGCATTATCTATTGTCCAGAGAGATATGGCGTCTCAATGCAGTAATTGGCTGAGGCAGTCCGTGTCAGGATCTTCTCCTTCAGAGGAACCACCCTCCTGGCTCGATGTTGACTCCGATATACCCCGTCTGATCGTGTTGGAAGTCGGTCTCGCCGGTAAGAAGGTAATGCGAGAAGCACTTCGCGCGCTCAGAGTGGCAGTGCCTTTGGAAGACAACCCGCCGTCTGGGGTAAAGAGTCAGAGCGCTGCAACCCTCAATGCACAGCAGGTACCATCTGAGAATCCCCAGGTTGAAACAGTGACCATTGATGCCGCGAAGCCCGCGTTTGATTTCGATAAGGACCGTTTGGCTGTCATCGAGTTTCGAATTCAGGAAGCGGCTAATAACGGGATGAAGATCACGAGGACGGATATTTGGAAGCATCTCCTGCATTCTGACGCTAAGACGTTTCAGCGCTATCAGTCGAACAACATCAGACAGACGATCAGTGTTGTGCCCCGATTCAACAGTGTTCTGAGTTCTCCACTTGACCTTGAAATGATCAGGGCTGGGAGAATGAAAACAAAAAAGCGTTCCTGACTTTCATTTCTCCCGCATTCTCCTGCATCTTCCCCCTAAATTCTGATGATTCCCGGATTGACCTCCCGCATACGTGAGACTGCACAATCACATCCGTTGTTGCTGTAATCGGGCAACCTCACGGAGGCGTGATGGAAATCAGGGAACTCAGAAAAGCGGCAAAACTATCGCAGGCAGCGCTCGCGGCGCGAGTTGGAATGGATCGCACGCGCCTGAGCTTCGCCGAGAACGGCTACGTTCAGCTCCGGACGGAAGAGAGCGATGCTATCCGCCGCGTCGTGATCGACGAAATAGATAGCCAGCGGCGCGCACAACAGAAGGTACTCGCTGGCCACGGTTTGGCTGTTTGAGATTGAACGCAACCCTTCCACCAGCCGCGGCGACAGCGTAGGGTGGAAGGCCCGAAAGGGAGGGTTCAAGGCACCCCAAGCCTTCGTCAAAAGTTCGCATAAAGGGAGACCTTTGTCTAAATGTCCATTTGTAATCTGAGTGCGGATGAAGCTCGCAAACTTGAACAAGATGGCACCATGCCAAATTGCAGACACCATAGACACCTCTCGACACAGAAAGCAATGGAAGGCGTCAAGCAGAAAATCTTCGCATGGGTAGGCGAGAAGGGTCGGAGAGTAACACCGACTCGGGTTTGGAAAACCGTGCGCAGCGGCCCCGGTACTGTCATGCAACTTGTGGATCGTTGCTGAATTATGCAACTGAGGCGGGCTTTGTCATGCCTAAAAACAAACGGCGCGTCCTGGCAGGCGCGACCGTTGAGGAAATCCAAAATGTCACAGCAAAGATACCACGCAGTAGAGGAGCCTTCAACTTCAAAGGCCCCTACCAGTCCCGTGGTGCGAGTAATCGCGAGACGTCGCACCAAGCGCGCCGCAATATTCGATGATTTTTCGACCCACGTCGGCCAGCAGTTTTCAAGCTCCGCATGTCACGCCAAGTACGGCTCCGCGTTTCGCTCGAGAGTAAGCGAGATCAATCGCGATCTGGAGACGACGTTGACCATACGCAATGCAGTGTCCATACAGGAAGACGGCACCGAGGAGTCTGTTTACTGGTCGGAGGTGCGCTGATGAGCGCATCAGTTATCACCCCCAGTCGCTTCGAAAGGGCACAGATCTCTGAGAAACTACGCAGGCTCGATCCGGTGCTCCGCGAATACCGTCAACTCATTCAGGTTCAGTTTGCCAAGGCTGCGGAGACCGCGAGCCGGGATGAAATGAACGAGTTTGGTCAGGAGCTGGCCGCGTACGATCGCTGGCGCGCATTTGATATTGGTCGGCAGGTATGTCCGCATGTGGTCGAAAGAGGGCAGCAATGAAGCGTCCATCATTTCAGTTTTACCCGGGAGACTGGCTACACGATGTGGGTTTGCGGGCCTGCTCTCTGGCCGCGCGCGGACTTTGGGTCGACATGCTGTGCTATATGCACCAGGGCGACCCCTATGGTTATCTGACCCTACCCACCCCAAAGGATGGCGGCAAGGATACTCCGAAGGATGTCCTTCACCCTATCCTTCCACCCGTCCTTGCCAGAATGGTAGGAGCACCAGAGCAGGAGATTGAAACGTTACTGGCGGAGTTAGAGGCGGTGGGCGTGTTCAGTCGCACACCTGAGGGCATCATCATCAGTCGGCGCATGGTTCGAGACGAAAACGTACGTCAAACCCGCGCTGCTGGCGGGTCAGAGAGTCAGAACAACCCGAATGTACCAAAGAGGAAGGATGGTCAGAAGGGTATCCTTCCGAAGTCTTCAAAGACATCCTTTGGGGTATCCCCTTCTTCTTCATCTTCTTCTTCATCTTTAGATCAAGAACATAGCTCTGCTCTAGAATCCGACACCCAGGGCAAGTATGCAGGGAGCCCCGAGGATCACGGTGTGGACGTGGCTTTTGCGTTCATGGAGACATTCCAACTTTCCGGGATTGCCATCCGTCAGGCTGTCGCTGAGGCGATAGACCTCCGCATGAAACTGACTAGTATGCCGGCGATTGCATGTTGTGAGCAGATCATCTCTGAGTATCAGGCTTATGTCGACTCGCAGCTGGAGTCGAAGTTTAAGAAGGGCGAGAAGACTTGGCTTGCGGAGTGCAATAAGCCGGCGGCTAAAGCATCATCCGCTCAGAACCCTGGCCCAACTCCGAAGAACGCGCTGAATGCACTGGAGCGCACCCGCGCGGGCCTTTGCTGCGCTGAGGGTTGGGAGAAGAGAGCTCCCGAGGAAGTTCGCGCAGAGCTCGCCGAGAAATGGCCCGAGATGCAACGCAGGGCGAAGGCGGCGCACGTATGAGCGTCCAAGCTGTAGCACTCGACCAGGGGTTGCCAGCAAACGAGAGCGCAGAACGCTCCATTCTCGGCAGTATTTTGGTAGAAAACGGACTAATCACTGAGACACAGTCTCTGACTCCGGATGATTTCTTCACTTCCGGTCATCAGCGGATAGCGGCGGCCATGATGGAGTTGGCAGCGGCAGGAAAGCCAATCGACATAGTTCTACTCACGGATCATTTTCGTGCCAAGAAGCAACTGGAATCGGTAGGCGGTGCGGCGTATCTAAGCGACCTTACGACTGGAGTGCCGAAGCGCTCCTCATTGGAGTACTACATCAAGATCGTGAAGGATTGCGCTGTCGCACGGAACCTGGTTCGCGCGTGCAACGGGATCATCTCAGAGGCGACAGAGGGCTGTGGGTCCAATGTGCAGGAGACCATCGCTCACCTGCAAGAGCACTTGCTCAATATCGAGGCACAGACGCAGTGCGAGCGCGAGTACTCCCTTGAGGAGATCATGCCGGTGGTTATGGAGGATTTACGCAACGAGGCTCAATCCAACACTGGGGTTGTCGGATTCACGACCGGCATTCCAGCGCTGGACGAAATCACGACGGGTATACGCCCTGGAGAGCTTTGGGTTGTGGGCGCCCTCCCGGGACGGGGCAAGACCGGATTAGGAGCACAGATACTTCGCCGCAATGCGCAGGTTGGCATTCCAGGCGTGTTCTTCTCTTTGGAAATGTCCAGGTACCAGCTCGGGTGTCGATTGCTCGCGGCTTCTTCAACCGTATCGGCAAGCCAGATCCGGCGCCCGGGTTACCTTGCGCGGGAGAATTGGAACGCGCTGGAGGATGCAGTTGCAAAGGTGGCGAGGTTGCCCATCTGGGTAAACGATGCTTCACGGTTGAAGCTGGCGCAGATCATGATGCGGTCGAAGTTCCACGCCCGGCGCAACAAGGTGAAGATCATCGTGGTGGATTACTTGATGCTGGTCGACGCCCCGGGTAAAGAGTTGCGTGAGCGTGCGGATGCGGTGGCACGAGGAATGAAGCACGTTGCCAAGTCCGAGCATGTTGCCGTGGTGCTCCTGAGCCAGTTTAAGCGGCCGTCGAACATCAACGATGAACCCAATGAAACCTGGTTCAAGGAGTCAGGCGGCATCGAGGCAGAGGCGGAAGTGGCACTTGCCCTGCATCGCATAGTTGGTGAGGGCAACACATTCACTGGTGAGGACTTCGTGTACATCGTGAAGCAGCGCAACGGTGAGCGGTCGCGAATTCCTAGCTTGTATCACCCCAAGCGGCTGGAGTGGGAAGAGAGGGCGATATGACCTCTCAATCGCAACGTCCGCTGGTCATGTTCCAAAAACCTGCCGGAGACGCCGGTCGTAAAGCGTTGATTCCTCGATGTGGTGGACAGGCTGAAGATGCGTTCGAAAACCATATGATTCCGGAACCTGCGGCCAGTACCCAGCGGCACGTGAGCAGCGGTCCGGATTGCCCGAGGATTGCCATGAAAACAGGAGCCGATATGGTTTGCGAACCAGCCATTACCGCAGTGGAGGCATGCAAGATTCTAGGGTTGAAGAGAGCTGCCACCGTCCTGAAGTGGGCTCGCGAGGGAAAAATCCCATGTATCCGGGAGGGGAATGGTAAGGGGGCGTATGTCCGCTTTCGCGCCTCAGCCCTTGATGCTTGGATGCGCCAGAAGCTAAACTCTTCGGCACTGCCTCTCGCGTCGTCTCCGGAGGCTGTGCAGTGAGACGAACGCGTTATCAATTTGGATCCGTGCAGAGCAAGCCGCGCAAACTCGGACCGGATGTTTGGGTCTATCGCTTTACGGATGATTCCGGGAAGAAGCGATCCATCGAGATTGGCGACTTGGAACGGTACCCGACGAAGGCGCAGGCACTGAAGGCTGCAGAGTGGTTGCGCATGAATGCTAACCCAGATAAGGCCGTCCAGCGCGGCTCCACTTTTGGAGCCCTACTGGACAGATATATTGCAGAAGAGATGTCAGAGCGCTTCTCCACTTCGGACTCCTATGGTGCCTACATACGGGCATATATCCGTCCCAAGTGGCAATCGTACGCATTGAACAAAATCAAACCCTTTGCTGTTGAGCAATGGCTGAAGACGCTAGAGCTCGCGCCGAAGTCTCGGGGGCATATTAAGACGATCATGCTGAACGTTTTTAACTGTGCCATGCGCTGGGAGTTGCTGCCGATAGGCGTCAACCCTATGAAGCTCGTCCGCATTCCGGACGTGTCGAAGCGGTTAACGAAAGCTCGTGTGCTCACCGCAGCTGAAGTGACATTGCTGATCAATCAGATCGCGCAGGAGCCGTTTCGCACCATGGCCTGGCTTTCTATTTGTCTCGGTCTGGAACCCAGCGTGCTTGTCGGCTTACAGTGGGGGGACGTTGACTTCGTTACTGGATGCCTAAAGATTCAGCGTGGGGTGGTTTGCAACCATGTCGATCGTGCCAAGAACGAATATCGAGAGGCTCCATTACCGCTCGACCCGTCTCTTGTCACGATGCTGGAGCGCTGGAGGGAGAAAGCACACTGGAAGGAATCCACTGACTGGATCTTTGCCTCGCCGTATTTCGACGGCGCTAAGCCCTACAGTCCGCGGCATGTAGCTGAAGATCACCTTTGGCCGGCGGCGAAGGCGGCTGGTCTCGGTGAGAAAATTGGCTGGAGAACGTTTCGCAGAACCTACTCCAGTTTATTGCGCGCGTTGGGCGTGGACATCAAGGTTCAGCAGGAGTTGATGCGGCACGCGGACATTCGCACCACGTTGGATGGCTATACGGATAGCTATTCGAATGACATGCGAAACGCGCACGAGAAGGTCGTAAAAGAATTGAGAATCCAGTAATGGACCCTAACGGA